GGATCTGTAGTACCTGTGGCATCCCATCTTGCATCAGCAAATACAACACCGTTTACAGTGATTTGATCTGTTTTATCAATACTGCTCCATGTGCTACCGTTCCATCTAGATAAATTTGGATAATTTTCTAAATCACTGGTGTTTAACCACAAGTCACCCTGTACCAATGCTGTGAGTCCATCTGTTTGAGTCAACGGAGCTGATGCAGCAACAATAACACCGTTTGCATCAGTAGCAGTTAAGTTGTATCCACGTGCATCTGCTGACAGTGTTTTGTATCCCACCCATGCAGTACCAGTATTGATCATGACGTCAACTGCTGTAGGATCACTGTAATACCAGTGTGTGCCATCCATTGGCTCGGCTGTTGGTTGTGTGATACTGTAGGTGTAAGATAATGGAGTGAATCCTGACAACATACGATTGACGTTCGATGCATCAGTTCCACCAATGCTTCTTACTCCAGTAACAGAATTAGTAAATCCAGCAAGATAAGGAAGATTTGGTTGCCCACTAATTTTGCTTAATAAAATACTGCCACCAGCCAAGTGATTTATTGTAATCACCCCAGTGCTGGTATTGTAAGAAGCTGTAACATTTGGTATGTTGGCCGATAATATACCACTAACAAAACTAGCACTTGAGGCTGCTGACACTGTTATGGTATAAGGCACACCACTTAATTCTGGATTGTAACTGTTGTATCCCGGCTGTGTTGCGTACAAGTTAAAAGTACCTGTACTTGAACCAAATCCTGGAACACTGCCTGAGACACGTAATGGCCCGCTCAATGTTCTTACATACGGAGTAAACGAAGCTGCACTTAAATTGTCCGAGGCGCCATCGTAAGTGTTGGCATCTTGGTATACAAATATAGTACCTGCACCAATGTTGCTTCCACCGCCAATGTCTAAGTTGTAAATGGCTTGTGCTTCACTGCCGGCTATATCAACTGCTTGGGTAGTCCAAGTATTGGTAGTAGCGTTGTATTTTTTAATAACAAAGTCTGATCCGCCACCAATAGCGCCTGTTTTTAACCAAACAGATCCATTGCTTCTTGGATATGTATCACTCGCAGTCCATGCGGGTACACTGGCAAAATTTCCATACTGTATGCTTGGGCTGCGTAAGATAGTTGTTTGTCCATTGACACCCCCACCATTCCATGCAGACAAGGCAACAATTCCAGCTTGCACCAATACTGATCTAACAGCACTAGGACTCCAGTCCACAAGTTTTAAAAATCCGTCGGGATTAGTACCGTTGCTACGACTGGCGTTGGTAGAAAATAAACATAATTTATTGTTTCTCACAGCAGCAGTAACGCCGGTGATTGCCGCAGCATTGATACTGCTGACCACTGTACTTACGTTTGTAGCTGTCACTGTGACATTACTTGAGTTAATTGAGATAACAGTTGAAGTATTGCCTAAAAATGTAGGACTTGAAACAGTACCAGTTACTGTTGGTATGTCGGCTTGCCATTGAGTTGAACCCAATAACTTCCATGCATTGTCTGTGCCTTTGTAAAACACTCTGTTATTCGTTGTAGTTGCAACCACAGCATAACTACCAATGCTACCAATGCTGCTGAGCGGTGTAGGTTCACTGGTCAATGTAATATTACCGTATGTTCCCACTGTAGGACTACTAGTTGATAAACTAGCATTTGAAGTGATCACTGTGGGAATGTAGTTAGTAAATGACTGTGTGTCTGCACTCCACTGATACAATCCCCATGTAGTGTCAGCCAAATCTAACCATTCTGTATTGTTACTCACTGTGCCGGTTGGGCGAACACTGGTGCCCTCTAATTCTGTTAAGTCAATGTCGGCACGAATCGCGTACAACTGATTGCCTAGGCCCAAAGCCGAGTAAGCAGCCATTAAACCGTATTCATTTAATTCGCCACCATGTACAGGTGTACCTGCGGCTGTTTGTTTAAAAACAGGTGCGCCAAGTGCTGTAGCTAAATCACGCTGACTGGTAAATATCTGCAACATGCCCGCATTGGCCTCGGTTGTGCCGGTAGCTAATGAGCCGTTGATTGTTTTGTCTTGTGCTGTTGCTAAAACAATAAGAGGTACTGTGCCAATTGCTGATGATACATATTGACTTTGATCTGTTACTGTTAAGCTAACGCCTGGGGATACTAGTGCCATGGTATTGTTCCTTTAAAGTACTGTTATAGATATTTATTGATTAATCGATTTTTCATGTGGTTTGACTGCCCTTTAATAAAGGGCAAGGGTATAAATAACTGTATGTCCGCCCGTAAAACATGCCCACACTGTAATCAACGTCCGGTGGCCATCAATTTTCATCGAAACAATAAAACATACTATAGAAAATTCTGTGATACCTGTATACGACGGGGGATCAAATACAAGCCCGAACCCCCAAGCTGGCATCGAGCCGGATACAGTAAAAAAGAACGGTGTGAGAAATGTGGATTTAAGGCACGACACCCAGAGCAACTGGGTGTGTTTTATGTTGACGGTAACTTGAAAAACAACAACTGGCTAAACTTAAAGACTATATGTTTGAATTGTACTCAGGAAGTTCAAAGGAGTCGTTTGCCTTGGCGTCAGAGTCCGTTAACACCAGATTTTTGATTTGTTGATATAATTCATCAATAGTTCCGTTGTTGTCAACGATGTAGTCAAATTCAGTGCCGATCCAAGCAGTTTCGCTAGTGTGTACATTGTAGCTGGTCAATACTGCACTGGCTGCAATATCGCCAGCGTTTGCGTGTAATGCTAACTTGTACCACTCGGGTTCCGCTCCACGTACAACACGGACTACTATTCCACCAGCAGATTTGATTGTTGCTATTTCGTTAGGGAATCTGCAGTCACTGATGACAATGTCGTCTTGACTGTTTCGAAGTTTGTTTTCTAAACTGGCAATCCAGATGTCATCATTGAAATTTCGACGGCAAACTTCGGTACCCCAATATTGTAATACCCATCGCGGAGTTAAATGCGGCATGTTTAAGCGAGCAGCCCACCAGGGATCCACTTGCTCTCGCCACTCACGTGCAGATTTAGTTCTGCCCTCCAGCAATTCTCGGTCCCACCCAAACACAGCACTCACAGCATCTTTCAATGCAGAAGCAAAACTGTCGCGCCTGAATTCATGAAAATTTGTAAGATAATCCGCCACAGTGTCTTTGCCCGAGCCAATCAAGCCACAAACACCTATTATTCGTTTAGTCATAAAAAATGCTCCTATATAAGAGCATTATTACATATTTGTTACGCTGAGTCAAGTTATTTTTTGGTAACCGACCCGCGTGGTCGCATCGGGCTTTGTGTGTTCACTCCCTTTGCTTCTCTACTGGCATCGTCAGCAATGCGTGTGGCGTGAACACCCATTAGTTTGTCTGCCATTTTAATTACTTCTGCATCTTCTGGAGTATACCCAACAATGGTCAAGTTCTCTGCCCAAGGGCTTTCCTGTGAAAACTCCACATGTCCTGCTGCATCGGCACGAGCCGCAGCAAGTGCCAGTCCATAGCGGTATTGCATGTAAGGATCCGTATTACGTAACTGTCGTTGTACCCAAACACCCGGCAATGTTGCATCGGTGTCGGCATCTAAACCAGTGAATGTGCCGTGTGTTTTAGGTGGGCCACCGGCGGCATCTTCTAATAGAATTTCGTTAATTTTCATATCAGTATTTAGCAAAAAAATCAATCAAAATCAATGTTGTCCCCATTGTATGTGCGTATGCGTTGCCATCGGTACATGACATCCCGGTTTTCGGGGTTGATACTTCTCTTGAATTGCCAATCAGGGCCAAGCAGTTGGTTAAAAAATCTCACTGCATATTTGTCATACAAACTCACACGACTGGCTTCATCATGTGCGTGAAACCAGACGTCACCGGGTTCAAGTTGCCGTATCATGGGGGGCAGTCGTTTCTGTATTATCTGTGCCACTGTGCTGAAGATTCTAAAAGCGTCACCACCGCCGGTAATGGCTTGTGTGCCGTTGACTTCAAAAGAGACATCAATGGCGCCATTGTTCGAGCCGGGCCTCCACTCAAAAACCACGTTGATTTTACCATCTCGACTGGTGACACTTTTATATTCTTTCCAGCCATTGGGATCTATTTTAAACGGATAGGGTCGATTGCCCAATTCATTTACAACAGATTCTGTTGTTATCTCAGAGATACGCATTGATTAGCCCACAATAAAAGTTAATGGTGTGCCGTTGTCAACATAGTTGACAATTTCATATTCCAAGCGTTCCATTTCCGCTTGTGCTTCTTGTACCATGGCGGCTCCGTTTAAACTGGCACCACCCTGTGGTCCTGCAATCTGTGAAAATTTACTGTAGGCCTGTCCTAGAATACGTTTGGCAAAACTGTAGGCATATTCTTGTATCCAAGGAAAACTGTAGGTGTCGTTCAATATCATTTGGTCCGGCTTGGTATTGTATATGTGCAACAACACACTTTCAAAAGGATTTTGACCTTGTGAACCACCGGTACTGCCACCGTAACCGTAGGGCATTTTGCGAATAATGGTTAATTTTTTAGTAGTGGGATTAAATGTATAATTTAATAATCCACCAAACATTTTCATGGCTAGTTTTTGGTAGTCCACAAACAACTCGTAGTTGGTCAAACCACCCACACGTCCGGCTTGCAACATGTAGGTGTTTAGGTAGCCCGAAGCAAATGGTTCAAATTGGCTGGCAGTTGTGCCTGTGACTGACCCAATACCACGACGATAAGCGGCCTTGACCACTTGTACTTCTCGGGGCAGTATGTATTCCTGTGTTTCTGGTAGTAGATCCAAGAAAGCAAAACTTTCTTCTACAGAATTTGCAGCACGTTGACGATATTTCACCAAGGCTTGATCAATGGCCATGTCGTAATGTCCCTTTTCCAATTCCACATCTATCAACCCATCACCCAGTCGCACACGAATGTAGTCGGTAATGGCCGCACGTTGAGCATTGCTGGTGGTTAACGAGTTGGGGTCAAACTGTATACTGCCCGATCCGGTGCCGGTGTTGGCATTGAAAAGACTCTTGGTGGGCAAACTGCCAAAAGTGGATATGTTGGCAGTTATCTCTGGAGTAGTCTGTGGGGTACTGTACTGTGTCATGGAATTGATCCGATCATACAGTATTTATAAAAGAAATTGTTTAGATTGTTTTAAGCAAGATTTGATTGGGGTTGATGCGTCCGTTGGCTTTTGCTTCAGTTGTTTTGATGCCATCTACAAACTTACGCAGTTCAACTTTGGAAGCTCGTGCAAATTCTTTGAGTTGCTCTTCGGGTTTACGTAGTGTTTTAGTAACAGATCTAACAGTGTCAAACCCAGCGATGCTGGTGCCCTTGACTGTTAATGGCCCAGTTAAACTGTCGGCATGATACACGATCAGCTTGCGTGTTTTTGTATCATAGCACCATAGAGTTTGGGCTCCAACAATGTCGGTTGCCGGAACACTGACCAAACGCAGTACTTTGTCTTCTCTAGCATACTTTAATTTGGCCACTGTTTTTTCCTTGGATACACTCTTGGGTGCTCGAACTTTTTTAGTGGCTCGCTTGACTCCGCGATACTGTATGATGTCATTTAGTATTTGATCAATAAAAGACATGATTCTTTTATAATCTCCAATCTTGTAGTGGCTGTATCCTTCGGCCAACTGCTCATCGGTTTTGGTAAATGCTGTCTTAAGCTCGTCAAATCTAGTTTGAAACAAGAGTTCATATTTGGTTAACTGACTTTGTGGTACATTATTGGCCACCAAAAAATCATAGGGCTTGAATTGATATTTGGGATTCTTGAGAAATGCATCATAGTGCCCTTCAAGTTCGCCAATGGTGTCTGCTGTTTTTTCGTTTAAACGATCTTGAATAGTGGGAGTCGAAGCTTGTGGTGTTGCCTTGACTGCTTCTTCCGCAGGCTCTGCCGCTGCACCCGTGGCTGCTTGAGCAATTTGCTCGCCGATAAACTTGAGGTGTTGCTCACGCAGTGGCATACCTTGACGATGTGCCATGATCAAACTGTGTACAGTCATGCCTATTGCACGATCTGAACTGCGTTCAAATGCACGTATGTCTTCCTTTGAAAAGTTTTCCTGCTGTTTAAGCCACTCAACCACATATTTTTTAGTATCTTTTTGAGTGTAAAAATAGTTATAGTAGTAGAAACTCTTGCGTAAAAAGTGATCAAACTCGACATCGGACATTTTTTCGGCACGTTCAGTGTCCCATACTGGTTCTCCGCCCACATACTTTTCATCACCGAACAATGGATTGCGTGTGGCTCTAACCTTGGCCCGTACTGTTTTACCGTTTAGTTTCATTAAAGCTCCTTGACTGTAACAATATTATACACTGATACCAATTATTGGTCAACTCAACAAACTAGCAAACGTAAGATACTGTTCCAGTAGGTCCAGTCCCTCGGAAACCTGTGTTTCCAGTTCCACATAGTGTGCAGTTTTCTTGCCCAATCTGCGACAGTTTATTTCTTCTCGGCTCATGTCTGCCCATTTCTCGCTACAGTTTTTCCATATTTTTTTAAGATCGCGTATCTTTTCTGCATCCATTGGCAGGCGAATTATTTGGAAAAAGGTATCATCCAAGCGTTCTTTAGTATTTAAATCCATAATATTATTATACGTTAAATTTACTTAGTAGTCAAATACATAAATACTAGATAATTCAAGGAGAGTTAAAATCCCACGTCTAAGTTTATGGAAAGATGGTAGACATTCAGATGATTTCAAATTCATGGATCGCAGAATGTCTGAAATGTTTACCCTTGGCGGTACTGGGATATTGTTGCACAAGTACCTGGGAACCAATCCGCAGGGCACACAGGTAACCACCACAGCCTCGCAAGGAGCCCCCGGTACTGTATTGACTTTGGCCAGCACCGTTGCTATCAATTTGGGGGACACAGTAACCGGCACCAACATTCCTGCTAACACCACGGTAACAGCTAAAACAGCCACAACTGTAACCTTGAGCGCCAGTACCCTCAGTGCTGTTCCCATTGGAACCACTATTGGCATCAGTACATCTTCTGCCAAACCCAGTTACACCAGCCAGAGCGAATTAAACATCCAAGATCTTCTTTGGGTTGAAAATAGAGATAGAAAATACGACACTTCGGTGTACACCATGCGTGGCATTTACCAAAGACAAGATCAAGACTTTGATCTAAGCCAATTTGGATTATTTTTACAAACTGGCACTATTTTTATGACATTCCACTTGCGTGACATGGTGGATATGATTGGGCGTAAGATCATGGCGGGTGATGTACTGGAGTTGCAACACCTGACTGACTACGATGCATTGAATCAAGATGTTCCAGCAGCACTCAAAAGATTTTATGTAGTGGGCGATGCCAGTTTCTCCAGCGAAGGGTTCAGTCCAACTTGGTGGCCACATCTTTGGCGTGTTAAAATCAACCCCATGGTAGACAGTCAAGAATACAAAGACATTATCAACAATCTTGTTGCCACTGATGGTGTTACTCCTGTTGGACAAATAATGAGTACTTACAATACTTCTATTGCTATCAACAATGCTGTTATTGCCGAGGCTACACAAAATGTTCCACGCTCGGGCTATGACACTAGTAGTTTTTACAACTTTCCGCGAAACAAAGATGGCACACTGTTCAATGTTGACGTAAGCACTGGTGATAAAACTCACGAAACTGCCGATGGAGCAGGACAAATAAGCACTGCTGACGAAGTCCCAATCACTCCGCTCAAACCGATACCAGGTTATGTAGTGGGCGACAGTGTTGCACCCAATGGTTTGGCCATGGGTGCTGGAACTTCCTTTCCACTACATCCGCAAGTGGGGGATTTCTTTTTACGTACAGACTATTTGCCAAATCGTGTGTTTAGATTCGCAGGTAATCGCTGGAGCATGTTCAATGATGTAGTACGTACCAACTTGAGTCAAGGTGCCGATAATCACACATTAATTGGCACATTCGTCAACAATCCCAATACATTTACCACAGTGGCCAATGTCACTGTACCATCAAAACAGAGCCTTATGAATGCGTTAACTCCGAAAGCCGATAACTCATGACCGCACCTTCAAATTATTTTTATTCAGGACAGATACGATCTTTCGTAAGTCAATTCATACGCATGGTGTCGGGCTTTTATGTTGAGTTTGGCCGAGACAGCAACGGCAACGTAACTTATCAACGTGTGCCGGTGATCTACGGTGATCCCAGTCGCCAAGCAGCACAAATTATTCGCAACAACAGCGAAAATAGTTTAAGCACTGTACCGGCCATGGCTGTGTACATAGACGCATTGAACTACGACCAATCTAGACTACAAGACCCCAGTTTAGTTCAAAGCATGCAGATTAGGCAAAGAAATTTTGATCCTGTTACAGGAACATATGGAACTCGACAGGGTCAAAATTACACAGTTGAACGTGTGATGCCGGTGCCGTACAAATTAGGATTAAAGATGGACATTTGGACCAGCAACACCGAACAAAAATTACAGTTGGTCGAGCAGTTGACTCAATTGTTTAGCCCGGCTATGGAAATTCAAAGCACAGACAATTATTTAGATTGGGGCAGTTTAAGTTACGCCCTACTCACCGACAGTAACTGGAGCAGTAGAACTGTGCCGTCTGGTGCCGAAGAAGCTATAGATGTTGCCACAATGAAATTTGAGTTACCCATATGGATATCCACCAGTGCCAAAGTTAGGCGCATGGGTGTGATCCAAACAATAATCAACAACTACACAGATCTTGATACATTGGCCAATTTAGGCCCACAACAGTTGATAACATTTGGCATGTACGGAGTAGTGTTAAACACCACCAACACTGGTGCTACACTGTCTCTAATAAAATCATCGCAAATCGTAGAAGAAAACGACTTCCTCAACATTGTTAATATTCCAAAAAATATATGGAGTTGGGTATTGGATGCCTACGGAAACTTTGTATCTGGCAGCAGTGAAATAAGATTAATGCAACCCAACGGCAGTGAAATCATAGGCACTGTATCGGTTAACCCCACAGATCCCAATGTATTAATTTATTCTCCTTATGCAGCAACACTGCCGGTGAATACTCTCAGTCCCATCAACGCAATTATCAACCCACAATCAGTCAATGTAGGCACTTTTTTAACCAATCCCGCCACAGGAACTAGATACTTGTTAACAGAAGAAATTGGTAGTTACATCAACCCAGCAGGTGCTGTGGCTTGGAGAGGAGCCGACGGACAGGATCTTGTTGCCAATGCCGGAGACATTGTACAATACAACGGTAGTCACTGGCAAGTAGTGTTTGCTAGTGCCTCCGCCTCTAGCCTAGAGTATGTAACTAACTTAACCACAGGCATACAGTACAAATGGTACAACAGTGCTTGGAGCAAGAGCTACGATGGGGTTTACCCGGCCGGCGAATGGAGTCTTGCGGTATAGACTTTGCTGTTTCAGTCGTGTATAATTAAATTATGGTAAACAATTCTCTACAAACCGGCGCCGGTGCATTGGTGTATTGCCGAACAACTCACAGATATCTTTTTTTATTACGCAACGGACGACGACATGCAGGCTCATGGGGTCTAGTGGGCGGAAAAATCGAAGCAGGAGAAACTGTGGTTGAAGGACTTGCTAGAGAAATCGCCGAAGAACTAGGCGGAATATTTCAAGACGCTAGACTAATCCCAATTGAAAAATTCACCAGCGACAGTAAAAACTTTGAATATTATACCTACATGATCACTGTGGATGAAGAGTTTGTACCGGTATTAAATCACGAGCATCGCGGATTTTGCTGGGTTGAGTTGAAAGATCACCCCAAACCCTTACACCCAGGAGTGTGGCGTACATTTAAGTTTTCAAGTGTAATTGAAAAAATTAAAACTTTAGAAAAAGTTGTTTGATTATAAATCAATTTCTCTTACAAAAGCATTAAAGTCAACTTGTCTAAAGTTTACTAGATATTGCCATGCTTCGGGAATACTCCATTCGGCAGTTGGCATTACTCTGACAAATTCCACATCGTTGTAAACTGTCATAATTGTTTTTAATGATAAAATAAAATATTGTTCTGTGTTGGGAGAATCAAAACCGGGATAATTTTTAGATCCTGCATAAACATTGTAATTGCTAAACAGCTCGTTGCTGTGACAATCGTGCCCTATTAGATACACTTGCTTGTGTCCATCAAAGCAGGCTAGATATGCAGCAACAGCACCGGCATTGTAAGGAGGATTTTGTGGGGTTAGATAAAATTTTCCCGGATAGTTCAACACAGCATCACTACTACCGTATACTATGTTTCTATCACAGTATCCACTGTTTACCAATTCTTCAGCCATGTCATTACTGCATACTAAAAAATCTGGTGTATAATCTCTAGTTTCATCGTAAAGATAATCTCTGTAAATGGCATTACAGGCATAGGTTTGAACTGCACCCGAGGCCAGTAAACCGCCGCAATGATTTTTTAAGATTTTAAGCAAGTCGCCCTGTGGATAAAGCTCAAGCCTGCTGGGCCCGTTTCCAATCACCACAGCACGATTACTGATTTGATTGTTGATAACTCTATTGGGAACAGCTTCTTTGGTCATGTTCCATTGACTATTTTCCCAAGTCATTGTTGTGATTAGAGTCTCACCTGTGTAGTTGTTACGGTATAGTTTTTCTATTGTTTGCATGTTTGTCTTTAAAATATAACAATATTTATTAGTTTATCCAATAGTCAGATCGGTGCTGAAGAAGACAACAGGTAATCTCTGGCAAATTTTACCCCGGCAACAGTGTCTATTAATTTTGCCAACACAGTTGCATCTATTAGATCGGCACGACACCACCAATCCTCGTAACTGTTTTTTTGATTGTAGGCAATATCTCCGGCAACCAATTGGTATCCACAGGCACGAAGAAAATCTCTAGATTGATCTTTAACTGTGGGATTGTAGTATGCATCGTGTTCGAAAGTAATTACTCTAAATCTATATCGATTAAACGGAATTGACTGTAAAATTTTAAAAGAAGTTTCCGGAGGTTCACAATCGATTTGCAAATAATCTATAACATCAGGTAATCGATTTTGTTGAAACAGTTTTGAATAATTTGCTGTAGTGGCATCTAAGCAGAGTGCAGGATTGTTTCTTTTGTTGTTGAAGTCGGTTACTTTGGCCTGATCTATGTCCAAGGAAATACCAGTCCACCCAAATGCCGTTTCCAACAATGCTGTGTTGTTGTTATAAAACGGCTCAGCACTGCCAATTTCTACATAAGTTCCGCCCTGCAATCCATCAGTTGCTGACAACACAAACATGTCCTGCAAGGATTGAGAATAATTTTTATCTATAGTATCGGCACCGGGAAATTGATATCTCAACTGACGGGCCCGGTCACCGGTATAAACTATTGTGGTATTGGGATAGCCGATGCTGGCAAGATTGTTGTTTACTATTTGTGTGAAAAATTCATTCATGGGATAATGAAATTTTAGTTCTTCCATTATTTCTCGAGATTCTTCGCAGTGTCCCACCCACCAAGCACTGACACCTTTTTGAAATAGCAAAGCAAATGTACCGGGATATTCCACAGTGGTATTTTCGGCGACAGTCGGGTCACATATGGCCAGTCCAAGACACGACACAGTGTAACATTCTTGCCATTCTTTTAATATTTCATGCAGTCTGCTCAGTAAAAAATACGCTTCAGGACGAGTGGGCAATAGGGCTATGGCTTTTAACAACAGTGTCTTTTCTGTGCCTTCTCTGCATCGTTGTCGTTCAAAGCACAAGGCGCAATGCAACAATGCTGTATACTGTTGTTGATCATCTGTGCTGCGTTCAGCACACCTTAGATAAAATCCCAAAGCCGATGCTGTTTGTCCCATAGCATCGTATTCCTGTGCCAATTGAAAATTAACAGCGGGATCTTCGGGATTGTTGATGTATGGATATAAATTATTTAACAAGGGGCTTTACTCCGTTTTCACAAGTGCGACACATATCAAAACAAGTGTTGGGCTCGGGCACAACCTCTGCGTAAGTTTGCCTGTATAAATTTCCAATGATATTTTCTAATGCATAATCCATACAGCATAAACTGACATCGCCGTTGGGTAATAACACATTGTGGTACAAGTGTTCTGCACAACCACAAGTTTGTTGCTCATCTTGACGAGGTATTTTAATCCAGCGTTGTTCAACTTTTTTAAGTTCTGGTTTTATTATGGCTTCTCTAGACAAGTTCCCAGCACGATCGTACATTTGATACACCACCGCTGTTCCAAATAGATCAGCAACATCCGGATGCACAGCACCCATGCTCATGACTGTGAAATTTTTAATTCTATGTTGATTGGCACTGAGCCAGTCAAGAGTTTTACGATATCCTGCAGTCATGGGGTGTTTGGCCAGTCCCTCGGCATCAGGCAAGTGTAAAACAAATCCACCATTGGGGTTTCCGGCATAGGGTATATCCACTATGCGTTCACAGTCTTCTATGCTCATGCCCACGGCAGTTGTGAATACACTGATGGGGTGCCCTTGTTCATAGGCATGCAACAACATATCTGTGCAGTATTTGTTCATCCAGGGTTCAACAAAGCCGGCAAAAGTAATTCGTACTTCTGAAGGAATGCAGGCTAACAAGTGTTTAAAATTATCTAAGGTCAGTATTCTTTCGCCTTGATACGCAGATTCTAGTGTGCGTTGCGGGCAAAATACGCAGTCCACTACACAGCCTTTTTCTGGTATTATGGTGGTAATTTCCATTGTAGGGGCAGGATACTGTTGCCATTTTTGTTTCACTGGTGCAGTTGATTGAATTGGAATTACCTTGTTAATCGTGGGCTGGTTGGGTCTACGATTGTCAATGTACACCATCACAGCACTGTAATAATTAATAAAATGATCGTTCCAAAGATCCCATTTGATATCTACATAATCCAAACTTAATATTTGAAAATTGTCAAAATGCCGTAAATAAAGATCGCGGAACTGTATCCATTTTTGTTTTAATTCAGGAGTGGTTAGGTGAAACTCGCCAGCTATCTTTTGAACATTTTGAGTAATCCAGTCAAAATTTTCTTTATTAAATATGTCCCACTCGCCACCCTCACAGTCGGTTTTTAAAAAGTCAATTTTGGCGATGCTGTAACTGTCAATTAAACTTTGGAATGTAATAGTTTCCATGATGGCGCCATCATGGCCATCCGAATGTGCTTGTTTATCGGGGTCAAACATGCCGGCGAGATAATTTTTACCATCGCTTGGTCCTATACCGCGATTTACAGCAGTGACGGGAACAGTGACATTGGATAGATTTTCGACAAGAGTTTGGTAAAGTTCTAGGTGTGCTTCCACACAAAAAATTTGTGCTGGGTTGGCATCTAAGATGCTCCAACTAAAGGGACCAATGCTGGCTCCCACATCTAAAACTACATCACCGGGTTCTACTTTGAAAAACCGTTGATAACAGTCATCAACAAAAATTTCTGTGTAGCAGGTTTGTCTAAACCACGAATTTTCTGAAATCTTACCCCAGTTTAAAGTTTTTTTAGTTGCATCCTGTTGAGATATTCCCAAAAACTGTTCTATCACAGCAGTGGGAACTTTTAATATAAATGCACAGTTGTCTTGAAATCCAAAAGATATTAAAAAATTGCCTTGATATTCTGCTAGGCCGCAACAGAACTCTATGTCGGCATTCATAAAAGTAAATGCATCGGTGATGGTGACAATGTTCCACAATCGATCCCATACAACAAAACGATGTTGATACGTTGCATTTTTTTGACCCACTATCGGAGGAGTCAAATCAACTTCGTGTGTCACAGCAATGTAATAATTGCCGTAGGGAACAGCCTGACTACTGCCTCTATGATCTGGCAAATTGGCAATGGCTTTTGATGGGCTTAGATGTTCGGTTGTGGTTGTATTGGTGGCAAAATCGTACTTGACTATTTCAGTGGGATCTGTCCACTTTACCCAGTGAAACGGCTGATCCAGTACCGGCATCCAGTTTTTTTCACAGTAGGTGTTGTTTGCACCCGGAGCAGGTATACGCACACGACTGACTTCTCTATTGTTTTCAATCTTGCTCAATTCCATGCGACCTTCGCCGTGTGTGGTGGTGTCCCTACGCACACCCGACATGTATAAATCTCCTGCCCAACGCACTAACCTGGCATCTTCCAGTCCAATGAACTCCCATAACGGTTCGCGATCAAGGAGGCTGGTGTCAACTTTGTTGATGTTTTTCAGTGTTAGATCGGGGTTGAGCTCGCACAGATAATTCCAAGTGCGTAGTTTAATATCGTTTTCAGGATGTAGGTATTGCAACGGCCCATACCTATGCTGAAATCGCTGATTTTCACTGTGGTAAAGAGTGTAGTTTACATGACGTATGTTCACCAACAAGCGATCCCCGTCTACGTATATTGACGGATTCATTAGCCCTGTACCTGAGGTTTGATCGGCTGGAATAATCAAAGGATGTAAGCTACCACCGTGATCGACAGCCATTTTAACCAATCCCTGCTGGTCAACTTGTTGAGATATGTTCATGCTAGTATTTAAGCAAGGGCGGGTGTGTGGAAATTAAAAGTGTTCTAAATTGAAAAATTACCAGCTAGTAGCAATAACAATACCGTCACCGCCACGACCACCGGCTCCTGAAGTGCCACCGGTAAATGCACCACCTCCACCACCACCACCCGATCCGTAGGCGCCTGCACCGCCAGGCCCGCCGTTGGTGGTACCTGTCGCAGCACCCGAGCTTCCGCCACCGGTGCCACCGTAGAAATAAAACAGTTTAGGTATGGGCTGGATGCCGTTAGCACCGGCAGTACCTGAAGTTGTTGATGAGGCGGCACCAGCTCCTCCATTAATTGAAGGGAAAGCACCAGCACCAGTAAAGGCGCCACCAGCAGAACCCACTGAGGCAGCTGCTCCAACACCTGCGCCGCCTGTGCCACCGGTTACTATTAATCCTGTCACTGGTAATGTCAATGCGGCTCCAAGACCTGTGGTACCTCCGGCAATGCCCACTTGTCCCACTAGACTGATGTTGGTTGCTACACCTGTATAACCCAATGTACCCAATCCAGCCAACGGTGCTGAACCAATTGCTGTTACTGTCCCAGCGGCACCTGCACCGCCGGCTGTTGCACCTGCGGCTGCTGTACCAGCACCGCCACCGTTGGCTTGTGCTAATAGGTTGTTAACCGTAGTATTAGGGGCTAGGCTTACATAACTGGCTATGCCTGCTGTACCAACAAGACCGGGTGTGGCAGCAACAGCTGCGCCACCTGCACCTCCATAGCCCACACTTATGAAAAGAACATCAGGCAGTGCCCATGCGGGAAATATTATACTGCACTGAGCTGAACTACCTCCACCGCCGCCCCCGGCAGCAGTTGAAGCGGCACCGTTACCAACTCCTGATCCGCCTCCGGCACCACCGCCCAATATAACAAACTGCACAAAATTTATACCACGTGGTTTGATCCAGGTGGCCCATGCTCCACCACTGCTGGTAGAGTTGGCGTAAAATGTTTGTACGTCCACACGTGGATTGGCAGTTAAATGGCTGAAATCTAACATTAATATTTTCCACCAATACTGGTGACATACCAACCAGCCGATACGTTGGCACTGAGTCCCACCAGTACTTTATAGCCAGGAGGCAATGCCACGTTCATGGGATAATCTATGTCAGCATTGGGTGTAGTACCCGACACTGTGCCCGAGGTGATTGGCAAGGCCAGTTCACCGTATAAAAAGTTATCTGAGTTGGAGCCTCTGGGAGTACCAATGTTACCTGCGGCGTAGGCCACTGTTTGGGTATAAAACGCCACGTTACCGGCAGTTTGAAAGAATGGTTGTTGACCCAAACTGGTTGTGCCGGCCCATAACACATAATATGCTGCCGACGCAACCGGAGTCCACGACCAAGTGATGGAACTGGTATTACCAGTTGTGGTGACTGCGGTACTTTGTGGACTGGCTGCTGTGTATGCACCGTATTGATCCACTGCTTGTATCAATGCATAGTAAGACCCCTGTAGCAGTGTGCCACCTGTACCACTGGCACTGCCCGAGGGTGCTGAGGGTGTACTCAGTGTTGTGGCTTGATTAATTGCTCCGTTGTTGATGAAAATACGTGCCACAGTGGCAGCAGTGTTGTTACCGTTTGGCTTGAATCTCAAGCGTTGCACAAATCCACCGTTGGCCGAATCAGCAGTAAATGCCACCACGTTGTAAATACCCACACCTGTGTAGTCACCGGCTGTGATTGAGCCCTGTGTAATTAATAATTCACCACCTTGTATATCGCCTAATCTTGAAAAAATTGGGGCATTGTTTGCCATTTTTCTATTCCTTTATAAATTCTGTATTGTGTATTTAAGCCAAGTTCCACCCTTGGGCAGAAACTATTGCCTGTCCCAGCACTGGTACCGGGCTTCCGTTGGCAATAATATTACCAGTGACTGCCAATCCTGTGGCACTGCTGAATGTGGCTGTTGCTGTGGGATTAATGGCGCCCACTGCTGTGGTAAAAATTACCACGTTGGTGGCACGACTGGTGTCTGTGAAGTTTTCTGCGGCCACTATGTCAACTCGACCAGTTGACGCAGTACCAAATCCTAGAGAACCACTGCTGAATCCTCTAGCAGTGAGTTGAGTTAAGGTATCACCTGACAGGGACTGAGCTGGTGAGGCAGCTGTGCCCCGAGCAGATCTGCCAGTGAATGCTATATACGAACCAGTGCCAAAAGTGTCTTGTGTGATACGAGTTGGCGTAGCACCATCTGCACCAACTATGTGTAGGTCTGTGCCCAAAGTTTGGCTAACACCTGTGATAGGATAAACCACAGTTTGTGGGATTCCCAAAATAGTAAGTTCAGTGTCGGGCACAGTGGTGTTAATACCAATGTTGCCAGAGATAGAATTGCTAGTACCGCCGGTGTTTAGCACAGTTAAGTTACCGGTAATGTTGACTCCACCGGTGTTGTTGATGGAGGGCAATGTGCCGGCTGTTGTTCCAGTTAAGGTAGTTAATGTGAAATAGTTTGTGAGATAGTCAGGATTGAATGTAAAGTATCCTGAAATATATGTACCCGAGGTTTGAGTTACATAGATTCGATAGTTGTTGACACCTATTGTTGCTGGTATAACATAGTTAATAGAGCCGGAAGAACCAGTGGTTGTAACCACTGTGCTTTCTGGACTGGGCAAAGTGGCTTGCCCGTTAACGTCAAGACCCACAACACGAACATAATAATTACCTGCGGCCAATGAACCACCTGTGGTAGAGCCTGTACCCACGGCTGCTGCAGGAGTTGTCACTTGCGTCAACTTCAGCGAATTTCCACTCATGCCCCCAGTTGTAAATAAACCGTTGTTGGTGTCTTGGTTTCCGGTCAATGTCCACGAACTAGGAACGGAAAGTATTTGATCCGGGGGACTAATCCAAGTTTTTATCAACATGCTTTCTGTCAATGCCCAAACAGTTACAGGACCATAATCATCACGAGCCAAAAAGTTTCCTGTTGCTGGATCAATTGCACAGTTGTGAATCCAGTACCACATTAAGGGTTCACCGGCTAATGTATACAACGACCCCGAAGCAGTTACACTCCAAGAACCGGTACGCATGACACTGGGGTCTTGACTGATTATTTGTTCGTCGCCAGAGAAGTTAAAATATGTTTTACTATTATGAATAGTATTACCACCAATTATTAAATTACCAGTAGTGGTTACTATATTTGCAATTAAGTTACCGGTTGCGGGATTGAATGATAAGTTATTGGAAACACCGTGTACAGTATTTCCACTGGTAGACAAGTTACCAAACAAGGGATAGAATGTTTGGTTTGTCGTGTAAGTAGTTGTATTTGCGTATAATGCAACGTTGGCTGTGTCTACTGTTCCGCTACCACCAGTACCAGCAACACCTTGAGCTCCAGTTGTTCCTTGTGAGCCTGTACCAGTTGTTCCTTGGGCTCCGGTGATGCCTTGAGCTCCAGTAGTGCCCTGTGTGCCTGTACCAGTTGTTCCTTGTGCCCCTGTAGTTCCCTGAGCTCCAGTTGTTCCTTGAGCTCCAGTAGTGCCCTGTGTGCCTGTACC